AGGGTATAAACCAAGTTCTTGTTGAACTGCCCACCCTAATCTACCTTTTGCTAACTGAGGAATGTTTCTAGTAATATTACGAGCAGCTGCAGTATTTAATATTCTTATACTTTCTGCTAGGTTTCTATCTGATACACCGGGTTGATCATAGTGTTCAAGACCCATAGCAATTGTTAATAAACTTTCAGGATCTAAATCTATAAAGTCTAACATAATACCAATATCAACTATATCACTTACTAGCGGGCCACCGACTGTTCCAAGAATCGGGCCTTTACCATAGAATTGTTGTTTCATTTCTTCTTCATCTTGAGTCATTAGAGCTGAAATTTGTTTTAATCTTTCAGAAGTATCATGTTCAATTAAATTAGAAAAATCTACACCAGTTAATGAGGCTGCTATAGCTGGAGCCATAAAATATATAAATGACATACGATATGCTTTTTGTAATCCATGTGCATCTTTAAGATTAAACATACCGCCTGTCTTTAAATCATATTTAGATTCTCTTAATATTTCTAAGTTTCTACCAAACATTTCAAACCCATAATGTTGAAACTGACCTAATATTTTACCTACATTCGTTCTCAATCCTTTAGCTTTTGCATAATCAGCATAATCAAAATGATTCATAACAACCATATTAATAGCAAAATTCTTAGCAAGTTTTCTTCTTGACCTTTCAGACGCAGATCTATTTTCATGCATAGACTCAAATCTTGGATTAGCATCTAACCATCTGTACATCTGTGCAAAAGCAACTTTAAATGTATGTTTACGATTACTATTCTCTGCTTTGCGATGAAGTACACCACTTTTACCTGCTACCCAACTCACAGCCTGCATAGCCTTATCTATTGGTGTTATTTTAGAAAACTTATATTTACCAGATGCTTCATCCCAATACATAGACTTCATAGTACTAGCACGCTTCCGACCTATTGATTCTTCTAACATTGGATTTGTTTCTTCATATCTAAGACCAGCTTTTTTTAGAGCTGATTCAGCAAAAGCTTCAAAAGAATCTATTCCTTTGCCCAATTCTATTTGTTCTAGTATTTCGTTTGTTTTCTTAACTTGTACTGGCCCCCACTCAACATAGTCTAATAATCTCTGGAACCAGTTTCTAGCAGCACCTCTTGGGTTTAGTCCCATTTTAGATATAAACTCAAAACCTAACAAAGTTCTTACTATCTTATTAGTTGCTTCAGAACCACCACTGTTACCTTGAGTAGCTGAATGTAAGTCTAATATATATTCTGATATATCATTAGCATATCCCTCGGCTGATTTATTACTTTTCTTATATACTCTTTCAACCATTTGTAATGCATCCATAGAGTGCTTATTCATAAAAGCGTTATAGTTAAAAGAACTTATATTATCCATATATGTTTGAACAACATTTAGAAAGTGTCTATTATATAGGTAATCAGAAGGAGATCTCTTAGAAGTATGCTTAGTAATATATGTATTAGCTTCATCTAGAGCTTCACCCAAAGTTGATTCTGTATTTTTTATATAATTATTACTACTTTTTTGTATCCTATCTAAGTGAGGCATTAACCCATCCATAAAACCTATATTTAAATCTCTTACAAAATGAGGAAAATAACCAGCTTCATAGTCAGGTAATAACTTCTTTAAAAGATTTTGTTCCATCTCTTGTATTCTAGATGCTTCAGTCCCACTACCTTTTAACTGTGCCCTACTGACAATAGCTGAAACTTGAGCAGTAACAGCATTCTTCATTCTACTATGAAGGTTATCCATTAAAGTAGTATATGCTCTAAGAGCCCTTATAATCGGTTGAGATCTCTCGATTGGCATTTCATTTAATTTTTTACCATCAATTTCAATTTGACCATAATCTTTTTCAGTTAGTTTTATTGTTTTATTTTTACTGATAACTTCTTTTCGTTTGCTCTTACTTAACTTATTAAATCTTTTTTGGTACAATCCAGGCTCATCAGGGTTTTTACTACCAATTTGATTTTCTATTATATTAATTAGATCATCATATATTTTTAATTCAGGATTGCTATCCACATAGGTATCTCTTTGCTTTAAAAGCTTCAATACATTATCTTGTGACCCAGGTACTCTATTCTTTACATCTGTAAGTGCTTCCCCTATGCTATCTTCAAGTTTCATAAACTCATTATAAGCAGTTTTACCAGTAACAACCCTACCCATCTTTCTCATTATTCCAGAAACACCTAAATATTCTTGTATATTCTGAGATATTTCATTAAATAATGTTCTATCTTCGTGAGTTGATTCCCTAAAATAAGCACCAGACTCTTGCATTTTATTAAGCAATTTAGAAATAGCAGGATCTCTTTTAGCAAATGTTGATGTAGTGTACATTAACTTAGCAAAGTCATTATCCATTCTTTCACTTCTAATAGCATCACTTAATTCATTCAATCTAGCTTTAAAAGATTCTACCTGACCGGGAGTAACCTCACCGCCTGGTAGAGTAGACAATGTTTTTAAATCCATTCTAAACGATCTTTCTACAAGGCTTAGAGCAGCCTCATATGGATCAGAAAAATAATCTTTAGTTCTCGGATTTTTAACCCAAGAATCTATTTCTTTTGCTAACTTTCTAAAATTTTTAGCTATTAAGCCACAAGCAGGAGAAGCCATTATATAATTTTACAATCTTTTATTATTTGATCAAAAGTTTCTTTTGAATCTGTTTGTTTAACATTATCTTTCATATCATTAGTTACTCTTCTTAAATCAGCTGCATTTTGTATCTGTCTTTGAGTATCAAGAGGTCTTTTCTCTAATGAATTAGACCACGCAGTCTCACCACCCATTAAAACATACACTGGGTTTGATCTTAATGACCTAGCAGCTACATCATTACCAAATGAATCTAATCCTTTTGCAAATACACTTTTAGTAAGCTCTCTCATCTCACCATTTAAACTATTCATAATTGTTATATACTCATAAGGATTGATTGTTCTATTAGATATCATAACCGACCTCATATCATTCAAAACACTAACATACCTATCATACTCAGAAGTACTCATACCTTGTAACTCAATTATGCTTTTATAAAAATCATACATATGGTCATTAATAACATCAAAGTTTTGAACAATTTTATCAGTGGTTGATGTCCATCTTATAGCATCATAATCATTTAAGAATGTTCTAAAATCTCTGTGAAAATCAGGTAATGCTAAATCACTTATATTTAATTCAGTCATTTTTCCAGTTGACTCATCCTTTACTCTTATAATAGCTCCTTGCTCGTATTTCATATCAACTTTTTTTCTATAAAAATTATTAATATTATGTTCTATCATTTGCAACATTGTTAAAGCTGCCCTAGCATCATCTGTTTTCCCTGCATATTTACCATTTTGAGGATTACCAACTTGAGATAAATATTGTAAACCCCTACTATACCTACCTGTTTTACCATAAGGTGCTTCAACTGGATTGCCATTATGTACACCAACAGCAAACTTGTTATCAACAGGTGACATATATTCCCACAAGAAAGCAAAACCATGACCCTTTTCGTAAATATAATAATCTAATAATTTACTTTCTACTTCATAAAAATCAGACATATCTTTAACATTTTTAAGAAAATCTTTTAATTCTCTAGGTAGAATAGTCCTATTTTGTCCATATTCGTACCATTCTCCCCACTTAGTAAGATTTCCATAGAATCCTTGTCTTAATTTTTTAAGTATCCTTAATCCCTCAGAAGCATCAGGATTTAAAGATGCAAACCCATAAGCCTTTCTTATATTATGTATAGTACCAAATTGTATAGACCCCCTCATCATATCTTCACTATCTTCAACAGATACTGTTGTCATTTTTTTAAGATCTAATCCTTTACCAGTCTTTTTATATTTTTTGGTAATCATTGTACCGAGTTTTTCTTGAAGTGATTCTACTTGGTCATTAATTCCATCAGATATTTTCTTCTTATTCTTATAACTTAGCTTATTATTTCTTTGTGTAGAAGACCATTTTTTCTTTAATGATTGTATCGATGAAGCAAGTGCATTTATATTTTTTAAAGCTTTAGCTGTATTTATAGCATCGTGGTCAAACATTTCCTCAAGTTCTTTAGGAGACATTTCAGATGAATTTCCAAGACTATTATTCCTAGACATTAATTCTATATACCATCCGTCTATTAAATCTGCTATATCACCTGGACTAGTTGTATGTCTATTAAGATTCATAGGATCTTTTTCTCTTAATTGATAGAATGCTCTTTCTAAAATATTTCCTCTTGTACCTCCAGCAATACCTTTAATATTATCTTCTATAGCTGGTGATAATTCAAGTTTAGCATCCCAAATACTTCTTTTAGGAACATGGTATCCTTTTTTAGCTTTTACTGGTTTAAATATATTTTTAAAATACTCATTATCAATCCACTTACCTTCATTCGGTTTGTCCATATTAACATATTGATATCTTAAATTATAAAATATTTTATCAGATGGATTAGAAAAGAAATTAAAGAACCTTTCAGATGCATCCGATATATCTTGATACTTAGCAGGTCTTTGATTGCCATTTTCAAATGTCATATTACCAGAAACATTTAACAATTTATTATATTCAGACATCATTGTTTTAATAATTGCTTTCTCAGCTGGGTTTAATGGAACATATTCTAATTCTCCATCTGCCCCCTCTCTAACCTTTTTAAATATTTCAACTCTTTTATTAGATAACTCTTCTATGTCTGCCCTTGAAGAATTTCTTACATCTTTTATAAAACCTATTTGGTCGCTAGTAGTTTCAAGCTTAATAACATTGTCTGTTGGAAATAACAGTTTATCGTTATATGTAGTAATATCTTTCAGTATACTTCCATCAACATCAATAGAAGCATCTATCATTAACTGAGTTTCTAATGCCATTCTTTGATAAAAATTATAGTTGTCATAATCCATTATAATTCTACTTCTACCATCTTGCCAAAGAGTATGAGGAGTCCTTCCAAACTCTTTATTATAAGCTTTACTAACAGAATCTGTTGTTGATTGAAGTCCTAGATGAGAAAGAAAATTTAAAGCTCTTGGTATCTTTTGCACTCTACCGATACTTTTAGAAAATACACTTCCATTAGCCCATATTCTTTCCATATTTGCATATCTTGTAGAAGCATCTAATGAAAAATCATGAGCTATATATTCATTAAATTTTGTTGGATCTACACCTTGTACAAAATGAGCAGAAGATCTTTCAATATGATCATACATAGACTTCCTATGAGCAAAAAAGTAATCTGCTTTATCATAATCATAATCACCTTCATAAACATTAACAACATCAAATGGATTAATTATCTGAGAGTTACCATGTCTTTGTTTTAAGAACCCTTTTAAACTTAAAATAGTCATGTCATTAGGTCTTGTTCTTGGGTTACGCCTAGCAACTATACCTATTTGTATATTTTCATTCTTTGCTTTATTATATTGATTAAGCCTCTCCCAAAGCTTTCCTAATGTAATATCGGAATCCATTAAGAAATCATATTTATTTTTAGTCCAATCTTTAGGTGCTTCAAAAAATTTAGTACCATCTTTTTCTACAAAATCTTTTAAACTTTGAACTTGCTGACCATGCTTGCCTCTAGTAATTTTTATTTCATAATCATTTTCTTTTAACCTAGATAAAAGTGATTCAGCTTCATAAGCAGGTAAAAGAATCTCACCCCTAGATTGGAAGATTCCATTCCTATCAACAAGAGTGGGTCTTAAATCTCTTCCAAATCCAAATACTTCCTGCATTAAAGGTGCTTGTCCACCATATCTTGTATCCATGTGTCCCTTATCTATTATATCTAATGTAGACCTATACCCATTCATAATATAATCAAAGTGCTTAGAGTACAATTTACTCATTGTCATTCTCTCACTATAAGACATAGGATCTGCGAACTTAGATAAAGACAGATAAGTATCCATTCCAAACAATTGAGCAGTTGATCCCAACTCAGCCATCTCACTTGATAAAGATAAATCACCCTCTCCTTTAAACATAACAGCTCTAAGTTTAATTGGATCTGAAAAAAGTTTTCTCATCTTGTCTAATTCAGTTGTAATTCTTTCTGAATAGTCATCCTCCCAAATACGTCTAGCTTCTTCATTTCTAGCAAAATTATAATCAGCTTGAGATCTTTTCGCAGTAGTTATATCCTTATCTTTTTCAGGTTTTAATCCAATAGCATCTAAGGGTAATTCATATATTTGCTCACGCTTTAATATAAGACTTTCATTCAAATCTTCAGATTTAATTGGTGTTAGCTTCCCATCTACAAGTCTATTAGATATATATTTTTCATCTCTGAATTGTTCAGTTCCTGCCTTTGCATTAGTTATCTTAGCTCCACTTTCAGCTAAAATAATATCAACATTTGGATTTGCTTTAAAAAACTTATCCATAGAAGGAGTATAAACAAATAATGTTTTACCATATAATAAAGGAGCATTATCTCCACTAGAACTAATAACAGGTTTAAATGGATTATATGATTCAGGATTATGACCTAATAAAGTATGACCTGTCCTCAAAGCATCTCTACTAACAAAAGCAATACTATCAAACTCACTTCTTCCTTGATGAGTATTACCCATAATCTGTTCATAATCCCATTTTATATCAGGGTTCTTTTCTAGAAAACTATCAATCATATCTTTTAAACTATGGTTCTTCTCATCTCTCCATATAGCAACATTCCATCCACCTTTACCATTATTTCTTTTTAGAATACTTTTTTTCATAGAGTCTTTAGATTTTTGAGTAGACTCTTGAAGTAACTCATTGACTAATGCCTTATCATATCGTACAAAATTAGGAGTATTAAAAAGCTTTACTCTCTTTCTTAATTTATCAGATGCTTTAGCGTCTTTATTATTTAAGTAATTTTCTATAAAAAATTCTCTACCATCCTTGCCTCTTAACATTCTTTCGAAATAAACCATTTCTACTAAATCTTGGACATCAAATTTAGTAGTAGTATCATCAAATATTTTTGTTCCATCTTCAGATTCTTTTGATATTTCTTTCAACAATCGAGTCATTGTCTTTTTAGCATCTGCTGATACTCTTTCGTCTTTACCAAATCTTTCTACAATTTTTTCTAAAGCAGGTATTAATTTACGTAACTCTGTTCTATGTATTGCAATTGGTGGCATTTCAGGAGCAATCCTTATAACCTCCCATCCATTTTCTTGCTTAATATCTATTCTAGAACTTTCATCAACAGTACTCATTAATCTTGTATCACCAAGAACATTAAGATTTCTTACAAATAGATCGTATTCTTCTCTTAATTTATTTCTTTGATTTTCAGATATTTTATCAGAAGCATATTCAAATATATTCCAATACCTTAAGGTTAAAGATTTACTATCGGCTGATAAATCATATTGATAAGAAGATGGATCAATAAACCAAAAATCTAAACCAAGTTCATCCCTAAAACTTTCAATAAATTTATCGCTTTGTCTCTTTTCTGTTGATGCTTCTAAATCTCTATAATCATTTTTAATTACATTTACTTCTGTTTGATTTCTCTTGCTACCTAATAATGCCCACAAATCTCTTATTACTTCTCTTTTTATTTTCTTTTGAAATTTACTGTCACCTTTTTTCCAGTATTCATCACCCTTAATTCTTTCAGAGTCTGCTTCAATGCTTTTTCTTAATTCACTTAAATCTCTTCCACCTTTCTGTGCTCTATTTAAAGCTTCTCCATAAGCTTGCTCAGATGCTGTCCCAAGAGCTGAGTCTTTAAACTTACTCAATAAAACCCTACCAGCTAATCTTCCATTTATATAATATCTATAACCAAGTTTATCTTTTCTAGTTGCATATTTTGAAACTTTTTCAGAACCAGCTTCTATATATATATGTTTATCATCACCTTTTCCATGTTTTAAAACCCAATAATCACCATCCTCCGAAAGCTCTAACTTCTTTTCAAAGTTCTTACCACCGCCCTTACCACCTTTTATAGCTTTTAATTGAGCATTTGCCTCATCCAAACTACCAATCCATATATCTTGTAAATCTTTACCTGACCTATCCTTTTTAGTCTTATGTTCAAACATATCAATTTCTACATCATATATTTTCATAGAACCTAATTCAGAATATTTAACTAAAGCACCTGATCTCTTAACATATATAAGACCTAAAATATTTTCAACTAAACCATCTTTAACAGTTTTTATATCCCCGGTTTCACCATCATAAATCAAATTATTAAAATGCTTTTCTTGATTTTTAGATATTTCAGAAAGCTCTACTTCACCACCAACAAACTCAGTGTAATCGTCAAATCCATATTTAGCATAAAATTCTTGTAAGCTTAAATTTCTTTCAGTTATTTTAGCATCTTGGTCAGTAAGAGCTTTAGCTTCTTTTTCCATTCTTTTATGAAGTGTATCAGCGTATTCTGCTCCTATTCCAAATTGATTTGTTAGTTTTTTTATTTCCCTTGATTGTATTTCATTTAATTTAATTAAACCATCTTTATCAGCAAGTTTTCC